CGGAAGGCTGGCTGACACCGGACGATATGAGGGCGCACTTCCGCGCAAGAGCGAATGAAGAATAAAATTCATTATTCGCCCGAGTCCCTCCATGATTTGGATGATATTTGGGACTACATCGTATCGGAGCTTCAGAACCGTTCTGCTGCTGAGCATGTGATCAATCGCATTATGGATACGGTTGGCCACTTGAAAAACTTTGCAGAGATGGGAACCCCGTTATCCTCTATTGCAGATGTAGGAACAGACTATCGTTTTCTTGTTAGTGGCAATTATATGGTGTTTTACCGTGTGCAAGGCAGCGATGTCTACATTGACCGTGTTCTTTATGGCCGCAGCGATTATATGAGTATCATGTTCAAAGACTTGCTGCGGGAAGAAACAATTGAATAAAATTAAGAATCGGCAAGTTTCTACGGAAACTTGCCGATTTGGGGCTTAAGTAGAATTACAGGATTCCGTCAAATAAAAAAAGATTATCGGGCGGAAACAATCAGTATTCCAATTTATTAGCCAATAAAACCTTATCACGCAACTGATCGTAATATCCTGTTGGGACTCCATCCGCCGTTAAAAAGCCCAAACGCTTGAACAAATTTAATACCGCTCTATCGTTAGAGCTATTAAAACCCATGGTTTTGAGAAATTCAGTTGTGAACTTATTGGGCTTTGCGGCAGATTGCAGACTTTGAATAAGAGGTCAGCTACAATTTCAAGATCAAGCTCTCGGACTACAAGCGGGTGATCGCCGTGGCGGACACCGCCGTACATGGGCAATTTTACGCCGTCGGCTCCCATTTCATCACCTTCGATCGCTGCGCCTTGTCGGCGCAAAAGATCGTCACCTGGTTCCTGCCGCCGCAAAAGCTGGAGGACGAGTTCGCCTGTGGCACCGACGACACCGTGTTCCCGCTGAGTGAGCTGAAGGAGATGAAGGTGACGGCCGTCGTGGCGGAGCGCGGATGCGACTATTACCGCCGCGGCCTGGTGCGCTGCATCAGCCTGGACGGCCACCGGGGCTACGCCATTGTGGAGGGCGCCTCCCCCTACGAGGTGGAATTTACCTACAAAAACGGAGAGATCGGCGAGCTTGTCTGCTCCTGCTTCTGCGGCGACCACTGCAAGCACGAATTTGCGGTCATGCTGCAGCTCAAGGACATTTTGGAGCAAATCGAGAAGAAGTTCAGAGCCGAATATGATCGCAGCGACTACTTCGCTGCCGTCTGTAAGAGGACACTGCTTGATTACGCCGTGGATGGCAAGGACGACGGCGCATTCACGCTGTGAAAGGAGGGAACAAGTATGAAGGACTTCGGTTGGATGACGATCCTGTTTATCCTGTTTTTGCCGGTTTTTATTTTGGCTGACTTGGTGAAGCTGCAGAAGTGAACGGTGACGTGTCCATTTGCGTACCGTGGATGGTGCAGCGGATTTTGGGCGAGGCGATCCGATGATGGAATACATGTCTGTCTTCTCCTTTTTGAGGGTAATAAAAAAAGCAGATAGATTTTTGATTTCTATCTGCCTGTGTATCTGATATTTGCTTTTCGGGAGTTCAAGTCTATCCACAAAGGGAAAACGGCGATTTTACATCTGTGTTTTGGCACAGAGAAAAATCGCCGTTTAGGTAGCAAAAAAGCCCGATACATTCGGGCTTTTCGCAGGAGACATCTTTTTTGTCTCCACATTATGGTCCGAGTGTTGAGATTCGAACTCAAGGCCTCTTGAACCCCATTCAAGCGCGATACCAAACTTCGCCACACCCGGATAGCCGACTGAATCGCTCACGTCAGCTTGATTAATATACCACATTCATCCGGGGAATGCAAGCATTTTCTGAAATTTTCTGAAATTTGCCGTTTGTCAAGAGTAAATGCACAAAAAAGCAAAAATATTTTTTATGAGGCCAGAATGAGGGCGATTTCTTCCCGGAAAAGCTGCTCGGAGCACAGATAACCGAACATTTTGCGGGGGTAGTTGTTCAGCCAGTCCTCGATCCGCTTAGTCTCCTCGTAGGAGATCGTGCTCAGGTCGGTGCCCTTCGGCAGGTGCCGACGTATGAGGCCATTCTGGTTCTCGTTGGATCCGCGCTCGCTCGGGCGGTAGGGGTGGCAATAGTAGACCTCGGTGCGAGATCCCCGGCCGGTGATGCTGCGCTCGATCCCGGCGGCGTCTGCAAACTCGCAGCCATTGTCGCAGGTGATCGACTGGAAGATCAGCGGGAACACTTTGGAGCCGACTTTCTTCTCGAGGGTGTCGAGGGCAGCGACGACGCTGGCGCTCGTCTTATCCGGTGATGGGATGATGATCTCGCGGCGGGTCTTGCGCTCGGTCATCACGATGTAGGTGTTGCTGACGCCTTGGCAGCTCTCGACGCTGTCCATCTCCCAGTGACCGAAGGTGCTGCGGTCGTTGATGTGCTCGGGGCGATCCTCGATACTCCGGCCCGCAGGCTTGCGGGGCATGGATCCGGCCGGGCGCTCCGGCTGGTGGCGCTTGCCGTGCTGCGGCAGCATGGAGACGGTCAGCTCGTCGCCGAAGATCTCGCCGCGGATGTAGTTGTAGGCGGTGCTCGCGCAGATGTGGGTCTTGAAGGGCCAGCCCTTGACCTCGGCCTCACCGATCGCGGCCTCCGGGCTGTACTTCTCGTCGCGGATCTTGGCGATCAGGTAGTCGGCCAGCTCGTAGTCGTTGCCGATCTTCAGCTCCGGCCCCTTGGCGCGGAGGTTGGCCTCATAGCGGGCCTGTGCGCCTTCGGGGTTGTATCTGGTCTCGGTGGTGTAGTCGCTGTTGAGGTGCTCATAGGTGCACCGCTTCAGCTCCCGGTAGATGGTCGTATGATGGACGCCGAGCTCCTTGGCGATGTCCGTCGGCTTCATTCCTGCGCGGATGAAGGCGTCGAGCTGGATGCGCTTGGTCGGCGTCAGATGGCTCCAGTGCTGTCCCATTGTGTTCCCCTCCGTGATAAAAGAAAAGGGGCGGCCCGCCGGCCGCCCCTTCTGTGTGTCAGTGTTCCTCGTACTTTTTCAGGAGCTCGAGCGTCTCCTCGTCTGTGATGATGTCAGCCAGCCTACACTCTAGCGCGTTGCAGATCTTCAGCAGCGTCGGCAGCTTCGCGCCGTTGATGTCCCGGGCGCCGCGCTCGTACTGCTGGAGCACCTGCACCTTGATCCCGGCCAGATCGGCGAGCTGAGACTGAGACAGGCCGGCAGCCTTGCGGAGCTTTTGCAGCCCCTCGCTTTTGTAGGTCACTTTGATCGAGATGTCCATGTTGTTCCTCCCGCTTGACTTTGCCGTGGTTTCGTGGTTATAATGAAAAGGAACGGCGGGCGGGATTTTTCCCGCCGTCCTTCGACCTTACTGCTTGGGCTTTTGGTTCGGCTTTATTGTGATCGTAATGGTGGCAACCTGTTCACACTTTAGAGCCTGTTCCAGCAGCTCGAGCAGTTTTTTCATCTGCTCAGCATCCACGGCTTTGCCTCCTTTCCGCGGTTTTGTTCTCCTTTCTTTCTGTACTCGGCTATCCCTTGCCTGTGATTACATTATAGAGCATTTGCTCTATAATGTCAAGCATAATTCGCCAGATTTTCAACATTTTCCCGCGTTTTTCCACAAAAAAGCCGCACGGCGTCGCTGCCGTGCGGTTTTCTCATTCTTTCCCGAGCAGGTGGTTGATGGTGGTTCCGAGAGCGGTCGCCAGATAGTCCAGCTCGTAGTCAGCGACGACTCGGCTGCCGTTCTCGATCCTGCTGATGACCTTCTGCGTGACGTCCAGCCCGATGATCTGGAGCTTGTAGGCGAGCTGTTCCTGTGACAGGTTTGCCCGCAGCCGCTCCTCCCTGACTCTCTCCCCGGAGATGTTGCACCTGCCGTCTGGTTTGTATATTTTCGCAGCCCTCGCCTCCCTTTATGCTAAAGATGACTATGCAATATTGACTTTACCAGTTTTGGCATGGTAATATTATGCCAAAGATGACTAAACGCTAAAAAGCGCACATAGGAGGGAAAAGCATGGGTACAAGGTTTAGACGCAGCTTTAAGGTGGCCCCGGGTGTCCGGGTAAACCTGAACAAAAAGAGCGCGAGCATCAGCTTCGGCCCGAAGGGTCTGAAGCACACGGTCAGCACGACGGGGAAAAGCCACACGACCGTCGGGATCCCCGGGACGGGCCTGTCATATACGACGAGCTCCGGCGGGAAGTCCGGCGCGCAGCAGGGCGCGGTCAGCATCCCCGCAGCGCAGCGGCCGACGTCGCCGAAAAGCAAGACGGTGGCGCTGCTGCTGTGCATCTTCCTCGGCTTCTTCGGTGTCCATCGGTTCTATGTCGGGAAAACCGGCACAGGCGTCATCTGGCTGCTGACGGCCGGGGCCTGCGGGATCGGCTGGCTGGTCGATATTTTCACCATCCTGCTCGGTGGTTTCTATGACTCCGAGGGCCGTGTGCTGCGGTTCCAGCCCACAGAGGCCGAGCTCGCCGCTGCCGGTGAAGTGCCGGATCCTGACGCTGAGAAGTAAAGCCCCACATAACAGAAAAAGCCCGCCCGGGATCTCCGGGCGGGTTTCTGCTTTTCTATGCGGTTTTAGAGTTTCGTGACGTAGTCCAGAGAGATCCATCCCGCGCCGCTCTTGAGCTTGCCCCACTTGGTCGCGCCGGGGCCTGCTGCCTCGCCGACGATCGTGTAGATGCCTTTGCCCTTGATCTGGCCGTTGGTGCCGTAGTTGGTGCCGGGGCCCTTGCGGATGTTCAGCACGTCGGCTGTCGTCCGCACGCGGTAGCTCACGGCTGTGCCTGTGCTGCCGGTCGAGACGTCCGCAGCGTTTACCCATCCGTAAACAGTGGAGCCGCCGCCGCTGACCGCCTTCAGGTGGTACGGGTGCGCCTTTCCGGCCGCGATGGCCGTGACGGTGGCCTTGCCGGGCTTGCAGGTCTTGGCGTCCTTGGCTGCCGCGCTGGTGTAGTGCTGTGTGCCCTTGAAGTTGACCACGTCGCCGACCTTCAGGCCGGTCTCGGTGTTGCCGGAGGTCTGGCCGCCGGTGCTGCCGCCTGCGTCCGCGATGCCGAGGCGCTTGTTGACCTCGGCCGCGATCTGGCCGTGGCGGTTGTAGAGGTAGTCGCCCGGGCAGCTCTTATTCGCGTAGTCCCTGTGCACGGTCATGTTGCAGCCGTTCAGGTGGTTCACGCGGTCGTTTTTGCTGGTCGACCAGACGAGGCGCTTGATGCCGTTGCGCTTGCAGATGTCGGTCACGAGATCCAGCAGCGCGGCGTATGCCTTCGCAGAGACAGGCCAGTCAGGCGCGCCGCCGTTGTTGGCGACTTCGATGGTGACGGCCCGCTGGTCGTTGGCGTTGGCCGAGGTGCACCACGAGCGGTTTGCCTCGTCGACGTACAGGGCGATCCGGCCGTCGGTGCCGATGCCGTAGTTGCTGGACGCCTGCCGCGCAGAGCTGGCGAACAGGTTGCCGCAGGTCTCGACGGAGCAGTTGCCGGCCATACAGTGGATCGTGATGGTGTCGATCTTCTTGGTGCGCTTGCCCGAGTGGTTCGGGCTGAGCTTGGTGTAGACCACCAGAGGGCTGTTACTCATTGTCGTCTCCTTTCCCGCCGGTCAGCTCGTCGAGAGTCTCGTCTGTGACGGTCTCGCCGGGCTTCAGCTTGATGTCGTCGGTGTTCTGGTTTTTCATGGGTTTGCCTCCTTTACAAGCAAGAAAAGGGCGGGCCGGAGCCCGCCCTCTCCGTTATTCGATGGTCAGGCCCTCAGTGTTGAGCTGTTTGACGATTGCCTCGATCGCGTTGACGACGCTTTCCTCGTCGACCTTGAAGCCCTTCTGCTTCAGGAAGTCGAGGACGTACTGCTTCTTCTCCTCGCCGCGGCCCTGTCCGACGTAGAGCTGCTCAGCGGCAGCGACGCCGATCTTTACCCACGCGGTCAGCTCCTTGCGCTGTGCCTCGGTGGTCTGCTTCTTCAGCCACGGGATCAGGAAAACGCTGACGCCGGCGCCGATCAGGGCGAGGGCTGCGTTGACGATGGGTGTGATGTCGATAGTGTTCATCCTTTTGCCTCCTCATTGTTGAGAGTGTCCCCGGACGGATCCGGGAGCGGGTTGCCGTCGGCGTCGAGCCCGTGGCGGTTTCGGCTGATTTTCTCGCCGAGGCTCTTGCCGGCGTATGTGATTAGATAGCCGACGCAGGCGGTGAAGATGGTGCCGGTCAGCTCACCGACCGGGTCGCGCCCGAAGGCAGAGAGCAGCAGAGAGCTGGCTGCGCTGAGCGTTGCCACGCTGGCCGCCCAGTACGCGAGCTTTTTGCTCGCCTCGATTTTCTTTTTACGCTTGCGCCGGCGCTTCTTTGCGGCCATGCTGCTCACCTCCTTAGTCGATGATCGCGTGGATCCCCTGACTGGTGAGGAAGTCCTTCTGCGCGTGTTTGATTTTGGCAGCGTAGTCGAGGGCCGCGTGCATATCCCCGTTACAATGCGCGTCAGGGATGCGCTGCACGGCCCGGGCCGTCGCCTCGCCGAGGGCGATGGCTGCCGACGTGCCCTGAATGGTGATGATCTGGAGATCTTCACGGGCACGCTCTCGGGCCGCTGCCTCTTTCTGCCGTTTGACCTCCTCGGCCTCCTTTTGCTTCTCGCGCTTCTGGATCCTGTGCTCGAGCATCCAGAAGCAGAAGCCGGTCACGGCCGTCGGGATCCCCAGAAGGACGACGAGCGCGCCGATGTTGATTTCGATCATTGTGTCACCTCATAAAAGCCGGAGGGCCGCAGGACGCGGCCCTCCTTGTTGTTGGGCTTACTCCTCGACGTCGTCGAAGTAGCCCATGTCGACGAGATACTTGTGCACGCGGGCCTTCAGCTTCGCGGGGACGTTGTCCTCGGTGATGCGGCCCATGATGATCTCGCCTGCATACAGACGTACCAGCATTTCACGTTCCTCCTTTCCTGCAATTTTTAACAATAGCCACGCGATGGCCCGGGCGATCATTCGCTCGCCCCTTCCTTCGCGGTGCCAGCGTTTGCGGCTGCCTCGATGGCAGCGATGGCGTCCTCGACCTGCTTGCGCAGCTTCTTCGGGACGTCGTTGATGGTCATGGTGGAGCCTTCGCGGGTCAGCTCCTTGACGTACAGCTCGACGATCTTGCTCATGCTGTTACCTCCCCTCCGTCGCCGTAGACCACGTCGGCCAGCTCCATGATGCAGCCCTTCAGCAGCTCGATGGTGTCAGCCTGCTCGGCGATGGTTTTGTCCTTCTTGGCCTCTGCGGCCTGTTCGTCGTTCAGCTTTTGGATGCTGTCGGCTCTGTGTTTAATCATGCAAAGTTACCTCCGATCGACTGGATGTAGCAGGTCTCCGTAGCGGAGCCGCGGAGCAGCTTGGCCTTGACCTTGACGCCCCACGCTGCGGCCGTCTTGGTCTGGTTGGTGAAATAGTGCTTCTGGCCGGTGCGGGCCTTCTGTGTGATGTCCTCCCACGTCGGGCTCGCGTCGTTACCGTTGTTGCAGATCCAGACCTGAAGCGTGCAGCCGGCCGGGAAATTGCCCTGAATGTTGACGAGGGCCTTGGTCGGCATGGCGTCGGCCTCCATAGCGAGGGTCTGCTCGAACTCGACGGACGTGACGGCCTTGGTGAAGGTCAGCGTGCGGGTGACGCTGGCGTCCTTGGCGTCGGTCGCCACGATCTTCAGGGTGTGGCTGCCGTTCACGACCTTCAGCCACGCCTCGGAGCCGATCGTCAGCGTGTTGGTCTGGCCGAGGGTCACGGTGTAGCTGCGCAGCGTCACGCCGTCCAGCATCTCCACGACGTCGACCTGATGGCCGTCGGCGTCGGTGACGGTGTACTCGTAGGACGGGGCCGCCGTGCTGAAGCTGCCGATGGCGCCGTCTGTGCCGCTGATGACGGGCGGTCGGTTATTGGTGACGGTGCGGGTGGCGCT